GCGTTTCCCGCTGCCGGTACGTATTCTAGCGATGACCCCACGAACTTGCGTAGGTCCACGGTCGGCGACCTTCATTACTACTCCCCTCATGAGAAGAGGTTTGTTAGTTACTCAGCCGATGACACGAACTACCATGTGTTCGGTACGTCGGTGCCAAGGTCTCTTGCTGACTACTGCGCTGCAACCTTCTGCCGTTCTGCTCGTGACGACAAATTTTATGACGGACTAAGATCTTATTATCAGAACAGGTGCAGAGCAATTGGATTCACCGATGCCCGTGACACCCTTATCTTGGACTTCATTATCCATCTGTGTGACGAGGCCAGTCTGAAGACTTTTGGTTTTTCTCGACTTTCCGTCGCGCCATCTTCTTGGACCGCTTATTGTCTCTCGTGGCTTCTCGTCAAAGTGAACCACATGATGCCCCTGGCGCTCACGTCGTTTGTCGTTAGCGCTCTTCATCGGTTCTTTGGGGCCAAGTCAGCCCCGTGGAACTGGGCATCGATTCACTTGCCCACGTATGATATGGTCACGTCGCCTTTCCGTTTGCGTATGTTCGGTCGTAACCCCACCACATTCAATCTGGAGCGATTTCGTGCTGAGGCCTCGACTGTTAGTGCCCCCAGTCCTGGCCAGTCTGCCGAGGGTACCGGCGAAAACGGTGACCAACATGATATCAAGCTTGGTGACCCGAGTCCTTCGACCAGTTCCGTCCCCTCACTCTCGTCTGGTGACTCCATTGAAGCGTCAGACCACTTACTATTCGACGACCGATCCAGACCGGCTTCTGTCAACTCTCGCTCCACGAACACGCAAGCGAGCCGAAGTTCTGGAATATCGTCTAACAAGGGCAAAGCAAGGCGCAAGTCCCATAGATCTTCGCACGATAACTCCGATCCTGACCACGGCCACAGTGTTTGTCATCCCAAGAGAACCACTTACCCATTGTGCCCCGACCCGACTGCCTCGTGCGGACCTCATTTCTTCATGTCAGTGTGTGAGCATGATGAGTCAATACCTACGGTGTTCCATGCACACTCGGTGGGAGGTCAAGATATTACCCACGACATTGATTCGGGTTTGGGAGCAGTTATATCAAAACGCTTTAGTGCTTCGCAGCTACGCCTCCTTAGCTGGTCTATCGACGGAATATTCAACACTTTATCTAGCGCCGCCACCTCATCGTTTGTCGAATCGTCGCTGTTGTCCTTGTTACGATTTATGCAACAAGTACCTGCAGTTGAGTCCTCTGCAGAAACTCGCCGGTGTCTTTTATTTGGTGGCCCTAGAGAAAGATTTAAGGGATACGACACCTTTGACCTTGGATTCATGGGTGTCGCGGTACCCTCTGACAAGACAAAGGGAATTGAGGCTTGCTTACGAGAGGTTGCACGGCAGCATGCTCGTGCAGACGTCCCACACGAAAGTGCGTAATTTTATAAAGGTTGAGCCCATGGCTAAGTGCTCCGACCCGCGAAATATATCGCCTCGCAATGACGCCACCCTTGCAACACTGGGACCATATTTTTCCGCGATTGAGCATCGTGCTGCGTCCCTTCCTTTTCTCGTTAAGGGCTGTGACATTCCAGCCCGTTCCTCAAAGATGTCTAGCCTGTTGGGCTGGCCTGACTATTATGAGATTGACTACTCCCGATTCGACTTGTCTATTAGTGCTGAAGTTATTTCACAGTACGAGCATGCCTGGGTCTCTCTTGTTTATCCTCCTCTCAATTACCCTGGCTTCTGGCAGACTCTCGTTTCGACACTCATTACCTCGGGCTTTAGTGAGTACGGTATTACTTATTCTTTGCCTGGGTCACGTTGTAGCGGTGACCCACATACGTCCGTTGGTAATGGCTTGCTGAACGGGTTCTTAACCTGGCTCGTGACTTTTGACAAGGACTGTTCTTATTTCTGTGAGGGCGATGACGGCATTATTGGTTGTTCTCCACCTATCGGTGATGAGATCGAGATCATCCCTGATTTAGGATTCATGCTGAAGATAGATCACTACCGCCACATTAATGATTGTTCTTTTTGCGGTATGTATCTTTTGGATGATTCTGGC